GGCATTTCTTCCCCTAACAAATTCCTCGATATAGGATTTAAGTAGCTGTAAATAGTCATCAAGATTGTACTTCTCAAATACTTGTATAGATCCCTCTTCAGTGGCGATAAGTGTGACAATTTTCTTTACCTCAATTCCTGAACGTTCTAGGAACATCGCTGCATATGCAGTCTCTTGAACAAAATAGTTCTCGATGTAATCTTCCTTTTTTTCTTTAGTGGACGTTTTAAAATCGATTACTGCCAACTCGCCATTGAACTCAGCAATACAATCTACTCGACCTGCCAAACCAAGATAGTGTGAATAGAGAAAGGTCTCTAGACAATGTATCTTATCAATTTTGTTTAGTGTAGATTTTGCTGCTTGAAACATTCTAACAGATAATGGATTATTTTCCAAGTATCTGTCTAGATTAAGTTCCCCTTTGAAATAATCTTCGGCAATGTTATGAAATGCTGTTCCTCGTTGAGTTGCTCTAGCAGTAATACGATTCGCCTCGTCCTCACCTATTTTGGTTCTCCAGTCTTTGAAGAACTGTGCGTTCTTAAACGATGTGATTGAGGTCACGCTTGGATAATATTTAGACGCACCAGGAATTGGGTAGAAACGTACACCGTCTTTACTTACTGGTTCAACATCAACTGAAATGTTACCAACATCAACAAATTCAAACATTAGAAACCTAGATTATATTTTGAGAGGAGATAGGATTTAACAAGTCCAGAGCGAACGATATCATTGATATCAAACTCAATACATGTAAATTCTTTCATGTCCTCTAGGATCTTAATGAAGTCTGAGATACCAGACTTCTCATGATCCCTTGTAAGATCTGACTGAGTTATATCACCACAGAACATGACTTTAGAATCCTCACCAATACGAGTAATCATAGAATCAAGTTCATGGAAGTTTAGATTACTGAACTCATCGACAATAACAATAGCATTATCAAGAGTGACTCCACGAATAAAAGAAGTAGACCAAAATGAAATAGTTTCTTGTGCACGGAGGTTATCATATAACATCTCGAATGAATTGTCGTCAGGCATAGAGAACATGAATCTAACCATGTTCTTATATGGAATCTGGTATAATGCAGACTTATCTTCATGGTCACCTGGTAGGAAACCAATCTCTCTAGTAGGAACTAGAGACCTTACAATGTATATTTTATCATAAGGTGTGGATTCGTCAAGTACTTCTTGCAAAGCAAGATATAAAGTAATAAAAGTTTTACCTGTACCTGCAGCACCATGAAGTAATAAGTTCTTACCTTCACTGTATTGTGCGAATGCAGTAGTCTGATTATCTGTTAATGGTTTAATAGGAACCATGTAAGATGAATCAATTGGTTTCTTCCTTTTCATATGCTTTCTCGACATACCATTTGGAAAAGTTTTAGGTGTTCCTGTTTTCTTTTGTGCTCTTGCCATTATGTGAAACGAGATAAGTTCGCTTTAGGATGTGCTGCTTGGACTTTGGACATGACTTCTTTGAATCCGTCCTCCATCTTAGGTTGACCATAGGTCATACCTCCAATACCTGCTTGCCAGTCTTTATCCCAATCGGGATTGTCTTTTCTCCACTCATCATATTCTTGTATTGACATGTGGAGTTCTTTTTTCTCTTCAGTTTTTTTGTTAATTACTGGGTAAGTAGGCATTAGTCTATCCTCAGGCAGGGTTGTAGGTCGTTGTAGTAGTCTTCATCAGCACATTTACAATCATCATCACACCAGTTAAGTGCCTTAGAGATGATTGGAAACTGACATATGAAATGTTCTTTACACGCTAATGCAATTTTCATATGTTCTTTCTGTGTTCCGTTAGCAGAACGCAGATCGATATAATGAATCCATGAGCGAAGTGATCCACTCATATACATTTTAGTTGGTGTTGCTAAAGGCAATACCATTCTAGCACATTCTTTTGCAATACCTGAGTGAAGCATTTCTTTATACAGTTTCATTCCATCTAAGAAATGCCTCTGCATTTTAATATCAAAATCTTGTTTTGTAAAGTCATCAACATCATCAATACTATTCTGTCTATTCTTATCGTCCTGACGACGTAGTTCTGGAAGAGGGATACTGTCTGCAAGTAGAGAAGAGTCAGCGTACCTCTGTGAAAATTCTTGATATGTAAAAGATCTGTGTCTCAATACTTGAGCAGCAATAGCACGGTTAGTATTAATCTCTAGAGTCATGAACGCTTGTTCAAAAACACTCCAATGACCATGCTTAATACAATACTTAAGTAGACCTCCAACATCAGGGTTGTCTTGATTTTTGGGATTACTAACCCTAGCGACATACCCGATAGTTTTTTCTGCATCAGGGGTCACAGATATCAAACATACTTTATTCATACTTTCCAAATAATATTCTAGACATAAGATACAAACCCATTGCTGTCCAGTATCCAATAGTTACAAGACCAAACAAACTTGGCATCAACCAATTCCATAGTAGCATGACAATGGCAGGTTGAATAAAGAATCCGAATACTTTTGAAACTGCTTCTGCTGCCTCTTTATTCTTTTCCTTTTCAGTTTTACTTTTAGGTTGAAAGTAAACGCTCATTTTTTGTTTCGTTTTCCTTTCTTCTGTGTTGGATCGTTCCATAATTTAGGGTTAATTCTACCTTCTGCCTGTTTAAACTTTACAAAATTCTTTTTGTAAAGATCATAATAGTAATCAAAAAGATCTACTGCCTTACCTGCAATTGCAATGTCAAACGCAGGTTTATCATCTACCTTATACTCAACCAGATAGGCGGTGTAAGGTAGTGACTTATCATTTGCAGCATCGGGAGTGCATTTTTCTTTTAAGACTCTTACTCCTTTCAACTTCTACCTCCCCATTCAATAGATGGGTATGCTTCTTGAATTACTGTTTTGGTAATTCTCTTATACTTATCTCCCATCTTTCCGTCCTTAACAAGACAAAGAAGTTCTGCTTCTTCTGCGGATAGTCCCTCTAGAAGTTGAACGAACATAGATTCTCTCTTCAAAGGTTTGAGACGACTGTCTCCTCCTTTAAAGAAACGGTATAGACCTCTATACTCTTGTTCTAATCGAGTGTGGTCTGTCCCTAAAGGTGCATCATTAGGTGTATAAGGCACCTCACCTTCTGGGAGTTCTGATACGACACTCTCATCAAAGTTGATGATCATTAGTTGACGTAGTGCAGGAGTGTTATGCTTTTTCAGCAAGTTAACTTTTTCTGCTTTAGTTTTTGCGTTAGATACTTTTCTTAGTATCTCACTTATTAGTAACCTAGAGTTACTATTTTCCATTGATCGTGTAGGCATAGTTAATTAGTCATCATCGTCATCTTCTTCTTCATGTAGAAATCTAAAATCTGGTCGAATGTAGATTAAATCATCATGAATCATGTCACCGTCTTCATCAAACATCTCAGGATGTGTAACTGATTTAGCATAGGCAGCGTTCTCGATGTAATCTTCAACGTATCCTTTTGCTAACCAAGAGACGGTTATACCAAGAATAAAAGCACCGATTGTTGTCAATACTACAAGTGCAATTTCCATAGGACTCTCCTTAGTTATTTTTATTTAGAGGTTTTCCTACGACCTGGTCGTTTATCGATTTCGTATTGCCAAGCATCTTGTAAAATCTTAAGCAAGTATTTAGAAATCTTCCTTGCTTTTGGTTTACCAAGATGACCATATGCCTCACGAAGTTGATCGTTAAACGGTGTGCTGCCACCCTTGACATAAGCATCAAGGTCAGCAATCGTTAGAGCAAGTTCACCCGCAGTTGAACTTTCAATAAATTCAGTAATTTGTTTACGTTTAATCTTGTTGTGCTTTAAGAAATCGTACGCTTTAAAAAGATACATGTCCTTTTCAAATGCACAATCAATAGCATGTTCAACAAGTTCGTAAAATTCGTCCATTAGATAAGATTGTTTTCACGGAGGTATCGAACTGTATCAGTGCAACCACCAAGATTGGTGCCACCTAATACAACTTGAGGAAAGGTAGAACCCAT